CAGAAGGAGGAAACGATGAACACGTTGCTCATGGATCATCAGTTGGAGGCCCGGACCGCGGAAATCGAGGTCCCGAAGATGGTTCTCCCCGATGACCTGGTCCTCGGACCGATGTCGATGGAGGGGGAGCAGTCCTGTATCAACTGCCGGAAGGAGGTCGATTTCTACCTTCCCTGCGGCTGCCACCGTTGCCCGCGGCACGGTTGGACGTCGATCCTGACGGCGGGCCACAACAGCGGTTTCGCCGGCGAGGGTGTCTGGTGGGTCGACTACAAGTGCGGTTGCGGTGACATCGAGGAAGGGGAGTATTTCTGATGGACGACCAGACGATGGATCTCGCCGGCGCCGTGGCCGAACTCGAACAGTTCGCGCTGGGGCTCATCGAATCGTTGGAGGCTCACGAACCCGTCTCCCGTGAGGAAGCCGCCCGACTCCGGGCCCGGCTCGCGCAGCTGGCGGCGGTGAACTGATGCACCACTCGCAGCGGTTCGAGGCCAACCTCCAGGTCTGGGTGGCCGAGGAGGTCACGAAGTACGTGGCCACTCACTCGCATCTCCGCACCGTGGTCGACGCCGCCTCCGCTCACGACGACCGTCTCGACGACTTCACGGGGTGGCTGATCCGCCGCTACCGTCCCGACCTGCTGGACGCCCAGCTGCAGACGCCGGCGGCCCGTCTCGAGCAGTCGTACACCGACCAGACGATGGACCAGGCCCACCGGATCCGCGCGCTCTCCGAACTCGCGACCGAGCTCCTCGACGCCCTCGAAACCGTCCCCGGACAGCCGGAAGGGGTGGTAGCCGCGTACAGGAAACAGATCCGGACCCTGGCAGACCGCTAGACCCCGGTAAGACGACCCGATCCCCGCTGCAGCCCGGCGGGGATCAGTCGCGTCCAGACCCAAACGACCCGCCTCACGAACCGACGGTCACACGTCTCACCGAACCGATGAAAGGGCCACTCGACGATGTCTACACTCGGCCGGTTTGTAGACATTGGCTGTTGGTGGCTCGTGGCTGGTCGGCTGGACGTCGTGGTGGTCGGGTGGTGGCGCAGCTGGAGGCAGTGGAGGTGGTGGTGGCAGTGGTGGAGGCCAGGTGCTTGAGCGGTCTGGTCGGCCGAATGGTGGTCGGTGGCTGGTGGCTTGTCCGGAGGCTGTCGGTGGCAGCGGTCGTGGTGGTGGTGGAGGGCGCTTGAGGGCTGGCGCTGTCCGAGTGGTGGTTGGAGGCTGGTTGCCACGCGCTTGACACCGCTAGACATCCGAGTGGTCCCCCGAGGTCGGTAGGTCGCGTCGAGGTGACGCCATGAGGCGTAGGGCTCTCGCCTGGTGGCTGTGGGGTTCCGTTTCATGGACTTTCCGACTTTCGGAATTCCCTTTCTGATTCTCATTATGTGGCTGGTAGCGGCAAACTCTTTACAATCGGCGGCTGTTTATTAAGATGAAGTTACAACTTCATCTTCCCCACCGAACGGAGCCAGTGGAGGCCGTGGTGGTGGTAGCCGTAAATTGATAACTCAATAGGGAGTGGTGGTAGAACCCATCGGACAATTCTGTCTGGTGGAATTCCGCGGAACATTCCGTTTCGTGGAAAACAACAATCGGAAAGGGACAATAATGTCCAAGAATGTCCTGGCAGTGGCGGAAACCAACAACACCGAGCTGGAGGTAACTCCCGAGCTGGAGGAAATCCAGGTGGAGGGGAATACCCCGGTGGAGGAGGAACTGGTGGAGGCCAACACGGAGGTGGAGGTTGAGGTAAAAATCAACCCGAAGCCGGTTGTCATCCACTGGGATCCGTCGGTTGATTTCCGGCAGCGCAGTGGCAGAAAGGGTGGCTGGCGGCTCCGCATGGTGGAAACCGGTCAAATCCTCACCACGGCTGAGGTGGATGTGGAACTCCTTTACAAGGCGGAGGTGGAGGGGACTTCCGTCTGGTGGAAATCCCAAACGGAGTGCATCCTGGTAATGGTTGCCATTAGGGAGGCCAAAACCGGAGTGGTGTTGGAGTACAACACGTTGAAGAACCTGAAGTAGAAAAAAAACCAACCCTCGGCTCCGGCCGGGGGTTGGTTTTTTTCATGCCCAGTTGAGGACGACAAGGGAGGAAACAAACCTACAGAGTGGTGGTGGTCAGGGTGGTAGCTGACATGCCGGCTAAGACGAGTAGGTAGCACGAGTGGTGGAAGCGAGTGGTAGGGGCGAGCTGGAGGCACGAGTAGGAAGACGTCTGGAGGAACGCAGCAGGAGGCCTGACCTGGGAAGCCCCTGGGAGGTACCCCGTACCGGGGGGTAGGTGGGGGGTAGGTACACCCACAGGTAGGTACTACCCCAAGGTAGGTAGGTAGGTAGGAGGTAGGTAGGTAGAGGTAGGTACCCATAGGTCCATAGGTAGGTACTCACACGTCATGGGTACGCAGCAGGTAGGCAGTGGTGGTGGTGGGCTTCCAGGGCATACACACCGCATGTCATACCCACCGATGCTCCACAGGCAGCCCCCCGAGCACCCCGAACACCGAACCAACCACCACGACGCACGCTACGAAGCGAGTAGACGACCAGGCCCCCAAGGTAGCCAGACAGTCAGACGGGTAGCTGGCTGACCTCACGACCCGACCCCCCCCCACCCCCGAGCAGAGTGGTGGCTTTGGGTGCCCGTGGTTGTGGAGAGGTTTTTGGTGTCTATTCGAGTGTGCGGGGCCGGGGGACCGTGGTCGGTCCAGGGTGGGATATCCCGCTGCTAACTCTTGACATTCGGGAGTACAACACTAGACTTAACTCATAACCTCCCCGGGCCTATGGGGAGGCCTGGCAGATGGAGGAAGTCGTGAGCAGTGGTCGGTATTTGGTCTCGTACGAGATCGAGACGGACGCCCGGTCGCATCGGGAGGCGGCCGAGGACGTGTGGGAGTGCATCCGGGATCGGGCGGCGGGGTCGCTGATCTTCACGGTGCAGCGGATCAGCTCGGCGGGTCTGGAGCTGGATCCGGTCGAGGTTGACCTGGAGGTGACCCGGTGATCACTCAGACGCACACGGTGATCCAGGTGAGGATCGGTTTGCACACGGATGGTGAGGTGTTCCGGGCGGAGTCGCGGGCTGGGGTGCCGTTCACGGTGCGGGAGGTCGCGTTCTCTGTGGGGGAGTCGGGGATCCCGATGCAGTTGACGGCGCGGGGGGTGACGGATCGGAACACGCCGACGGCGCGGATGGTGTCGTCTCACGAGTTGCCTGAGGTGGTCGAGGCTGAGGTTCGGCATGTGTGCCGGGTCCAGTCGCGGCTGGTGCAGGCGCAGCTGGAGGGTCAGAACGTGCTGGGGGAGGCGTCGTGATCATCGCGGGTGTGTTGGGGGTGGTCGGGGTCTGCATGCTCGGCTGGTACTTCCGGGGTGCGTTGTCGGGGCGGTGGTCGCGGTGAGGAAGCCGTGCGTCCTCCCCCCGGGCTACTCGAAGGTCCTGGAGCTGGTCGGCGGGAAGTGCAAGGACTGCGTCGGCCACGACCACGAGGTGGTCTTCAAGGAGGAGGCGTGGGGTAACCGGTGGACATGCTCCTGCTGTGGTCGGACCTACTACTTCTCGATCGGCGACTGATGGATCCGGAGGTGGAGGCGGGCGCCGAGCTGGGCCGTCTCCTGGACATCTGCGATGAGTCGGCCGGCGGAGACTCCAACGATCGGGAGCTCGAGGATCTGCGGAACGCCCTAGACTTCGCGGTCGGGCTGCTGGTCGAGCTCGGTGTCGAGATCCCGAGGGAGTCAGCATGACCGAGGCGCAGTGGCGGTGGCGGTTCCGGGCCTGGCTGGTCAAGAAGCTGATGGGGAGGTCGACGGTCATTATGAACACCGAGCTCTCGATCTCCGAACCTGTCGAAGCCCGCGGTCATGCGGTCTTCATCAACGTCGGGTTCACCGCCGCACCGGACCCGTTGCCGTACGCCATCGAACCCGAGGGCATCATCTGGACGACTGGCGGGGACTGGGATGGTGATGCCCCTGTCAGTGGGTAGGGCTTGACTGAGCACGTAGCACAACCCGGCCGCGGCTTGCGGTTGGTTCTCCTGGCAGAGAGGAAAGGTGGGCGATATGTCGCTCCAGTTCGACAACACGGGCCCCGGACGGTGGAAGGCCCAAGACGAGACCGGCGACTACGAGGTGTCCCTGACCCGGACCGGCACCCATGTCCACATCGTGGTTCATGGGTCGGCCGGCGACCAGGTCAAGGACCACGATCCGGTGGACTCGATGAGGGCCTTCGACTTGTGTCAGGCCTACTGGGCGGTCCAGCAGCAACGGAGGAGGGCTTCCCATGGCGGCTGAGGTGTTGGAGTTCGTCCCGGACGGCTCCCGGAAGTGCACGTCGTGCGGTCAGGTGAAGCCGCTCGTCGACTTCCCGCCGGTGGGTGGGTCGAAGTCGGGGACCCGGACCCGGAAGTGCCGGCGCTGCACCACCGATCAGGCGTACCAGCGGAACCGGGCCAAGCCTGACGTGGTGGAGACGAAGAAGGTCCGGAACCGGGCGTACCAGCGGACGAAGGCCCGCGGCGTGGAGTGGCTGCAGGCGGAGTTCCCCGATCGGTGGAACGCCTGGTTCACCGAGGAGCTGGCGGCGGCGAAGGCTGAGGCCGCTCAGATGGAGCCAGGCGCGAAGCTGCTGCCCGGCCCGAAGGCGAAGCATGAGGTGTCCGCCGTCGACCGGATCGCGGAGATCTGCTCCGACTGCTCGAAGCATCACGTCGGCGGCCATGCCTGCGACGTCTGCGGGTCGAAGCCCGGGGAGCCGGCGAACACGGTCCCGATGGACAAGTTCCTCGAGACCGGCGAGATCCGGCTGCAACGAACAAAGGCCACGGTGATCCAGCCATGAGGTTCCTCGACCCCGAGCCGATCCCGATCCGGCATCTCCCGCCGGTCGGGCAGGGCCTGTACGTCGGCCTCGTCGTCGTCGTAGATGCGTGGCGTCTGCGGCTCCTGGAGGCGGTGGGTCGGCGATGACCGAGGTGTGCACTGGCTTGTCCGCGTCGTGGTGTCCCATTCACGGCGACTGCACCTGCCCGCGGTTGCCAGTCGACTTCGACTTCGAGTCGCTCGACCATCCGTCGTGCCCGCTTCACTCGCCGGCTTCGGATCATCCCGCAGAGCCGGAGGGCCGATGAAGACCTGGATCGCCGTGTACGTCGGCGCGACGAAGATCTCCGTCCGGACCCCGGGCGCCCCGGTCTACAGCATGTGGAAGGCGACCGAGCTGCCGGAGGACTCCTGGCGGCTCGGGCTCGGCTGGTACTGCCAGATGGTGCAGCCGTGAGCGCCCCACCGAAGGGCCGCTGCACCACCTGCGGGAAGTCGGTCCTGCTGAACTCCGACGACACCCTCTGCGGTCACGACGACGAGACCCGCACCCATTGCGCCGGCAGCTTCACCCCGAAGGCGCCGAAGATGTGCCCGGCCTGCTCCGACGAGTACCAACGCTGGCTGGACTACCGTCCGCCGGCGACGGTGCCGCTCGTCCAGATCGGCACACCGACCGCCGCGTTGGTCCGGGACGTCCGCCGTAGCGCGTTCGAGGACCGGCGCCGGCTCATCAAGGCCCAGCAGAATCTGATCGCCCAAGGGTGCGCCCTGGGAAGGCACGCCCGCACAACCGAGAACGCCTGACAACCCCTGGCAGAAGGAGAACGAAGATGAAACTCACCGACCATCAGTGGGTGGTGCTGACCCACCTGGTCTACGCCACCGGCAACCTACTCACCGCCCACATCGCCGATCGGTCGTTGCTCCCGCTCGGCAGCGTGCAGGTTGCTCTGTCCCAGCTGGAGGCCGCCGGCTACGTCGAGCGGTCCCGGATGGCCAACCGGCTCACCGTCTGGACCGCCACCGACGCCGGCCGGAAAGAATGGGCCGCTTTCCAGACCCCCAACTACCGAACCGAAGGAGCCTCGGCATGAAGATCACCGGCAGCCGCATCGAGAACACCCACACCACCGACCCGGCCTGGGTCCGGATCGTCGTCGTTGGGGAGGAGCCGGAACAGGAGGTGGCGCGGCGGCCGTACCGTCCGTGGCGGGCCTGGCAGCAGATCGTGATGGACGAGCTGCTCGACGACGGCATGATCCCGGCCACCATGCAGTGGTCACCCGGCGCCTGCTCCTGCGGCTGCACGCAGGGGTTCCGGCTCGGTGGGATCACCGGGCTGGTCATCACGATGCAGCTCGACCCGGAGGGCTCGCTGCCGTATCTCGACGACCACCGCTGGGACGTGCAAAGGCGGCTCGCCGACTACCAGCAGCTGAAAGCGGCGGGGCATGCCTGAGGAGGCCAACGCCTACGACATGGGCTACGAGGCCGGGCACGCCGCCGGCCGGGTCGCGACGATCGAGGGCGAGTTCATCGAGTGGTACTCGTCCATGCTCGACGACGGGCCCGAGGCGGAGAAGGTGTGCGTCGACGCCAAGTGCGGCCACATCGTCCTCTGGTCGGAGCACCTGAAGGCCGGGCGCCAGCCGGCCGCGTTTGTCGACCTCGGCCCGGTGCTGCACCTGTGGTCCGGGCAGGGCGCCACGCTCGGGCCCGACCTGGTCGACGAGCTCGCGGCCGCGCTCACCGCGTGGGCTGCCCGGAAGCGGGCCGGTGTCACGGCCAAGGCCGCAGGTACCGGCCAGGAGGTAGCCGGTCGCTAGCGTCACCGGTGCACGGCGGAAGCGGACCGGACGGCTTCCCACCCGAAAGGGTGCCCGCGTCGCACGCGGGGCCGTGCACCTTCTGCGCGTAGCATCCTCGGCATGGCAGGCATGGTGGATGCAGAGACCCCGAAGCACGGAATGCAGAACGAGACGCCGATCGAGGTGGAGCGGGACACGTATCCCGCCAGCCCGCCGGCGAACCTGCAGTTCATCCCACAGGGTCCCGTTCCCGTCCCGGCCTACGACGTCGAGGACGAATGCCACGTCGAGCTCGTCATTCGCATCGGTGGTGGCCAGCTGATCCTCCGCCGCGAGTGGCAGAACGAGCAGGCCTTCCACGACGAGGGGAAGCGGGCCCTCGTCGAGGCGCACAACATGGTCCAGCTGGCCAACGTGTACGTCGACACGCCAGCCGAGGACGTCACCGCGGGGTCTTGACGACCTCGCCGCCGGCGGGCGGCTCGGGCAGGCGGGACTTGCCGCCCTGATCGTCAAGGAACCGACGCAGAGAGGCCTCCAGTGCCGCGCGGGAGTCCCGCGGGCGGCAGATACGGACCTTGGTGCTCATGTAGTCAAGGGTAAATGGTTGGTCTGACACTCGCGACTCGTAACACGGGATCCAGTGACGCGCTGGGTAGCGTACGGCGTACACGCGATAAGGGACCTGAGCCGCACGACGGCCCGATCTCACAGGAAACCGCCCATGGCAGACAGCTCCGATGAGGGGGCCACGATCAATGTCAGGACAACGAAGCAGTTCCGGGAGGAAGTCGACCGCGCGGCCGCGGACCTCGGGATGAACCGCTCCGCGTACGTCATCCACCAGCTGCAGAACGCGGTCAGTCGGCAGCCACCGGGCCGCCAGGTCCAGGTGGAGCGGCCACGCCGGCTGGGCATGTCGATCGCTCCGTCGCTGTGCTCACACCCGATGCAGCTGCGGTCTGAGCCTGCCGAGGACGGCACATCGCGGTGCATGGCCTGCAACGCCGAGGTACGTCGGGTCCCGTGAAGGCGCCCCAGCAGTGCCCCGAATGTGGGGTGTCGCTGCGGGACAAGACGGTCCCGTTGAAGTTCCGCAAGTACAAGAAGCAGTTCACCCGCGCGCTCGCTGACCTGTCGATCGACCCCGACGGATGGGACTCCACCGATCCCGCGGAGCGGAAGAAGCGGCTGTGGATCTGCCCCGACTGCGACCACCACTGGGCCATGGCCCCCTGAGACGTTGTAAGTGGTTGTAGGTGCCGGAACACTCTCCGCCCCCCAAGAAATGTCGTATACAAATGCTAGGTTTGTAGACATGGCAGATGAGGAGAAGCGGAGTCGTGAGGTCGTCATCTCGTTTCGTGTCTACAGGGCGGCCGCGGAGAAGGTGGATGCCGTGTCCGATCCGGTCGCGCAGCGGTTCGGGCCCAAGAGGCGACCGAAGACCAGCATCGTCGCCCGCCATCTCCTGGCGGAAGCGATGAAGGACCCGGACCTGGTCACGAGGGTGTCCCACCAGCTGGTCTCCGAGGAGTACAACCGTGGTTAGCCGCTGGATCGACTTCTTCATCGCCGGCGCAATCACCGCGATCCTCACGTTCCTGCTGCTGACCATGACCGGCGCGTACGAGCTGATGTTCCTCGGCATCCAGATCACGATGCGCGGGTTGCTTCATGGGTGAGCCGGTCCGGCTCGGCGAGGTCGTCAGTCGAGGCGAGATCCTCGCCGGCCAGCGGTACGCCGTCTCCCGCGTCGTCCGGCCGCCGCTGCGTCAGGAGGAGGAGGTGGCGCAGGTGCTGCCGCTCGACGAGCACCAGCCGGGCACGGTGGCTGTCTTTGTGATGGTGTTCCCGTACCTGCCGCCGTCCAAGAACCAGTACGACGGCTGGGAGCACGGCTGGAAGTCCAGCGCGAAGCGGAAGTGGATCCGCGCCGTCGTCGACGAGTGCAAGCGGCAGAACCTGCCGAAGGGTGTCCCGACGATCGGCCTCTCCGCCCGGCTGACGTTCCCCGGCCGCGGCTACTCCCGGGACCCGCAGAACTATGCGTCGACGCTGTGGAACTTCGTGCCCGACGCGCTCGAGGACAAGCAGCACGGAACGTACAAGACCGGCACCGGCGACAACGTCGTGGTGCATCCGCTGCGCGGCTACGGGCTGATCCCCGACGACCGGCAGGGCCGGATCCAGTTCGGGCCGAACCTCGGCATCCAGTTCGCGTTCGACGAGCGGAAAGCCATCCCGAAGGACCGCCGGAAGCGGACCCGGATCCAGATCGCAGTGAGGATGCCGTGATCGTCGTCAAGATCTACCTGCCGCTCGAGGAGATCGCCACCCGGTCCTCCCAGAACACGGCTGGTCCGTGGTGGATGATCCTGAACGAGCGGCTCAAGGCCGCGGAGACCAACGCCTGGCCACTGCTGGAGCAGATGCTCGACGTGCGGAATGCCGACTGGCGTGACTACCACTGGCAGCGTGAGCGGGTCCGTGAGGATGGGCCGATTGAGCGGGTGTTCTGCCAGATCCGGTCAATGGCCCCCGACATCGAGCCAGACGACCAGGTCGACGCCACCACGTTGATGATCGAGAACTTGCGCGAACTGAAGCAGGGGCCGACGTGATTCGCGTGGAGTTGCTGGTCCCCTTCAAGGACTACGGCAAGGTCGGGTCCCGCTACGCACTGGAGTCGTCAGGGATCCTCGACACGCTCCACAAGCAGCTGGACTCGCTGAACCCGCAGTGGCGTGACTTCCCCCACGAGACCGGCGTCGTGCAGTCCGTGAAGACGTCGGACACGCTGGTCACGATGGCCGTCGAATGCGACGCGACCGGTCCCGCTCTGACCTCGTCCCTGACCGAGGAGGGCATGATGCTCCAGATCACCGCCGACAGGCCTGAGCAGTACCGATTCCACCAGCCGCAACTGAACACCGGAGAAGGAGAAGTCCTATGAGACTCTGCGACGGCGGCTGCGGCCGGGAGCGTCAGATCGACTACTACTGCCTGGAGTGCCTGGCCAGCATCCCGCCACCACTGCTGGCGGCGATGATCCACCACGAGACTGAGTTGCGGGTCCACACGCCGACGACTCAGCTGATCGTCAACTACGCCGCGGCCCGTGCGGTGACGATGCGGTACCTCCGCGGGTGGTACCGGACACCCGCAGCCTGACCCGACCTGGCGGGTCGCCGTCCTAGGCTGCCCCCCATGGTCGATCGGCAGCTGGGATGGGTGACGTTCGAGGACCCCGACGACCCGTCGATCCCGCAGTTGCCGATCCGGGCGATCAACACCCGGACGTCGCTGTGGCCTGAGCGGTGGCCGGCGATCGCGCTGCAGACGTGCATCGACGCCGTGGAGGCGTCCCCGCCGGACGAGCGGTCGATGGTGAAGTTCAACCTCCCCTGCCATACGTGCACGGAGGCGTCGCGGTGTCTGAACGCGAAGGCGAAGGAGCTCGGCCCGCTGCTGTACGACCGGGAGATCCTGACCACCCCGCGGTCCAGCGAGTCGACGCTGTTCCCCCGCGAGCTGTTCACGCCGATGCTGAACCGGTCCCTGTCGTTCCAGCGGTCCTACTGGAAGCCCGAAGGCCAGGAGCACCGGATCGCGGTGGCGCAGGCCTGGGACCTGGCGTGGTCGGAGCGGATCGGCGGGGACTACCTGGTCAACATGACCGCGGCCGTCGACACGACGACGGGGAAGTCGCAGCTGCTGCAGATCGAGCGGTGGCAGCGGAAGACGTTCGACGAGCAGTGCCGGCTGATCGAGATGAAGTGGCGGCAGTACCGCGCCGACCTGGTCGTGGTCGAGGGCGACGCGGCGCAGAAGGTGTGGTCGCAGCACCTGGCGTCGTCGACGAACGTTCCCGTGCTGCCGCACACTGCCGGCGACAAGCGGAACCTGGCCACCGGTGTCCCGTCTCTGCTGATCCGGTTCCAGAACAAGAAGTGGGAGTTCCCGGCCGCGCCCGGTGGGTGGCAGGCCGAGGAGATGGACAACATGCTGGTCGAGTTCGAGTCGTTCGGCTGGGAGGACGGGAAGCTGCAGGGTGTCGGTGAGCACGACGACACCGTGATGTGCTTCTGGCATCTCGACTGGGCGATCAACTCGATGCTGATCCGCGCCGTGCCGCTGGAGTCGCATGTCGGCGTCCAGTCCGGCCGCTACAACTAGGAGGTCGGATGGCCGTCTCAGTGTTCTCCGCCGGGCCTCGGCCGACGCAGCCGTCGGCGTACGCCGCGCCTGGCCGGCCCGTGTCCCGGGCCCGGCAGCTGGAGGCCGACGAGGAGTTGCGGAACGCGATCATCGCCCGCAACTGGCGGTACTACGAGGGCACGCAGTACGACCAGGACAACGCTGACGCCGCGAAGGCGCTGAACCTGCAGCCGGACCAGCGGATGCCGGAGCATCAGCGGCTCCACGCCTACTCGACGCAGATCGCCGAATGCCTCGACTTCGTCGCCAACCAGATCACCGACGGGTTCGCGTTCATCGCCAACGCAGAGGCGGTGCAGAAGATCATCGAGGCCACGATCACCGCCACCGACCAGCTCGGCACCGGTGAGGGTGAGGACCTGTCGTTCGACGATCTCGTCATCGCCGGCGGCCTGGCCGGGGACGTGCCGTACGAGGTGATGTGGGACCCGATCGAGGAGACGACGTACCTCGAGTTCTGGCCGGCGGAGCAGGTGATCTTCGACGTTCCCAAGGGCAAGTGGGTGGAGAAGGTCACCCGGAAGCAGGTCATCATCGTCGAGACGTTCGACGGGCAGACCGTCGTGGAGCGGGAGGTGCGGGAGCGGACCGAGTACGAGCTCGTCACCCGCATCCACTCCTCCGAGGTGGGGCCGGTCGACTTCGAGGACCCCGAGGTGGACACGCCGTACCTGCTGGGTGACCTCGAGTCGCACATGGAATGCCGCAAGCAGGTGTTCTGGGACGACAACGAGGAGCCCGAGTCGACGGAGTGGCTGGGGCTGCCGATGATCCCGTGGGGTCTGCTCCGGATCGACAAGAAGGGCCTCACCGGGTTCCGCGGCGACCCCATTGTCACCCGGAAGGCGATCGACAACGCCGACCGGTACAACGCCAACGAGCAGCACGCCTACCTGATCGCCCGCTACAACAGCCACGGCAACATCGCTGTCGTCGGTGACCAGGCGTTCCTGAAGCTGGAGATCGAGCCGTCGGTCTCCAAGGACGTCGCCGACGTCCTCCGCTTCCCCGGCGGCACCAACGTCATCCCGATCACCCTGCCGACGGACCCGCAGATGATCGAGCACACGAAGGGTGTGACGTCGGACGCCATCTACGCCTCGTTCGGTCTGACCCGGGTGGAGCCGGACACCCTGACCGGGCTCGGCGGCATCAGTGGGTACGCCCTGGAGATCCTGAACCGGAAGTCCGACGGCACGTTCCGCCGGATCCGGCGCACCCTGCGCGCGGATTGCCGCACGATGTGGAACATGGCCCTCGACGTCACCGCATACCGGCAGGGCGCCACCCTCACGATCCCCGAGCTGGCCGACACGTTCGAGGACGACCACGACCGGGAGGTCCCGCCGGCGCTGCTGCAGCCGGTCAACTTCTGGGAGATCGACCCCGCAACGGTGTTCTCCGACCGCAAGATCGAAGTCCGGATGGGGTCGGGCTACATCGTCGACCACGTCATGGTGAGGGATGACTTCGTCGCCGGTCTCATCTCGCAGGAGGAGGCGCTGAGGATGATCGGCCGCTCCGACCCGGAGATCGAGAAGATCCTCGGTGAGCAGGAGGCGAAGAAGCAGGTTGAGTTCGACCGGCAGAAGGAGACCCTCGAGTTGCAGGCTCAGAACCAGCTGCAGCTGGCGGAGGTCAACGCGCAGTCGCGGCAGGAGGAGATCAAGACCGCGGCCGCCGTCGCCCCGAAGCCGCCGCCGAAGGCGTCACCCGTGAAGGCTGGGTCAACCACCGGCTCCACTCAGCGCAAGTAGCGGCAGGTTCCGGAACGGGTCGTAGACGTGGTGCCAGCGGATCGGCCACACGGTGGCGAGGTGCGCGTCGACCAGCACCTGCCCGAGTGAGGTGGCTACGTCGCCGATCTCGTGCCACACCTGGACGAGCTCGCGGCCGAATGAGTCCTCCGGGTCGTCGGGGTCGACGCGGCACCACAGGTCCCCGGGCCCGGTGATGAACTCGCGGGCCAGGGCCAGGGCCATTGTCGCCCGCTGCTTCTCCCCCGCCGAGGTGTAGAGCCCACACGCTCCGCACTTGCCGCGGGACGTCTCCGGCGTGTCGTAGCCGTACATCCTGGCGACCGTCTCGCGGAGGAGGTCGTGCGCGATCCGGACGGTCCACTCGTAGGTGTCGCCGTCGCGGGTCCGGCCGACGGAGGCCACCTGGTAGGTGAACGGGAGAGTCACGGCACTGACCGTATGGCCGGAGGCCGTAACACGCGACATCGCGACACGCCGTCATCTGTTGCGTGTCGCTGGGCAGGATTGCGCGCATTGGACTACGGGGCAGCCCCCGCCGGGACGCACGACGGACCGGAACCGTGAGGCGCTGAACCGTCCGGGACTACAGAAAGAAGCAACATGCCTTCAGCACGCAGTCTTGCCCCGATCATCGGCTACGACGGCCGGGGAAGACCGATCCGGGCGATCATGGGCGGCTCTCAGCCAGTCGTCGATCCGAACGGACAGCAGGGCCAACAGCAGCAGACAGGACAGCAGCCGGACGATCTCGGCGATCTGATCGGTGATCCACCCCCGGACCAGGCAGGGACGGGTGAGGTTCCCGGAGATGGCCAGGGCGTCGCTCTGCAGCCCGAGCAGCTGACGGCAATCGTGCAGCAGGTGACGACAGCAGTGCAGGGGTCGTTCCAGTCGGAGATGGACCGCAGGATCAACCAGATCGTGCAGCGGGGCCGCGTGCCAGCAGGCCAGCAGCCGCCGCAGCAAGGCCAGCAGCAGCAGGACACCCCGCCGCCCGCCTCCACGGGGTCGGCGGACGAGCGAGACGCTCGGTCGGCCTACCGCGAAGCCTGGTCCGATCTCGGGATGCGGCTCGCCCCGGAGGAGCGGCAGTGGGTGAACGCGGCACTCCCGGGTCTGATCCGGAACTCGCTCGCAGCCACAGGTGACCCGGACTCAGCCGGCACCCAGGTCGCGGAGCAGGTCCAGACGCAGGTGCGGTCGCTGCGGAAGTACTACCAGGACGCGACCGTCCGGGCGCTCGACCAGCGCGGCGCACTCGACCGGTCGAGGTTGAAGGGCCAGGTCAACTCGCCCCACCAGAACGGCGGGGGCGGCGGGCAGACCAGCCAGGCAACCGCGCAGTACCAGCAGGGCGCAGAGGCGGCGAACCGTCTCCTTCAGCAACGAGGACTGCTTCCGCAGACCACCGGCCAGACCTCATAGGAAGTGAGTAGCAGATGAGCACCCTCCCCACGGACTACCCGGGCAGCGGTGGATGGCGGGCCGGGCTCTACCGGGACCGGACCAAGCTGTACCCCGACATCCCGTTCCTGGCGGCGGAGAAGTACACCGTCAAGCCGTCCGGTTGCACGTTCCGCAAGGCCGCGTCGACCCCGGCCGCGGCCGAGGTGCAGTCGCTGGCATCGTCGGGTGCGTCGGCCGGAACCTTCACCCTCGCGTTCGAGGGCTCCACCACGACCCCGCTGGCCTTCAACGCCACCGCGGCCGCCGTGCAGGCGGCGCTGCAGGCGCTGCCGACCGTCGGGGTGGGCGGCATCACCGCCGCAGGTGGCCCGGCCAACACGACCGCGATCACGCTCACGTTCGCCGGCACCCTCGCCACGCGGGACCAGCCGCTGCTCGTGCTCGACAAGACCGGGCTCACCGGGGGCGGTGCGGCGGTCGTCACCGAGACCACGCGCGGCGCCATCGCCGGCGTGTCGCAGATCAAGAAGGGGACGTTCTGCATCCCCGACCTGACCAACGTCGGCTACTACAAGCCGTGGGTGACCGGCGACGCGATCGACGACAACGCCAACGGCATCTCCGGCTACCTGATGGAGTCCATCAACGTCGCCGACGGTGACGTCACCGAAGGCATCCTCATCCAGGGCGTGGTCCGGAAGTTCCGTGTCACCCCGTCCCCCGTCCCGGCCGCGATCACCACCGCGTGCGCCGGCCGGATCATCCACGTCTGACCACCAGCACTCGAGTAGCGCTGAGAAGGAGAAACCGTCATGGCTTTGTGGGAGCTCGACGCATTCAAGCCGCCGGCCTTCCTCGGGTTCGTGCGTCAGGCCTACGAGGTCGTGCCGCAGGAGTACCAGGGGTCGACGTGGCTGCCGAACCAGGTCGTCGATGACCTGGCGTTCGAGTATCTGCTCGGCGCGAACAAGCGTCAGGCGATGGCCACCGTGCTGTCGTTCGACGCTGAGGCCCCGCTGCTGCAGCGCGGCGGGTCCGGCGAGCGGGTCGTCGGCGAGCTGCCCCCGATCAAGCGGAAGACGCGGATCGGGGAGAAGGAGATCATCCGCTTCACCAACCCGCGGTTCGGCACCAACGACGTCGGCCGCGCGATCGACCAGGTGTACTCCGACACCCTGGACCTGATCGCGTCCGTCCAGTCCCGGGTGGAGTGGATGGCCACCCAGGTCATGTCGGAGGACCTCCTGGTCTACGACGAGGACGGGATCAAGTTCGCCTTCGACTACGGCATCAACGGCGACTTCCAGTGGAACATCCCGGCGAAGCTCGACAACCACGCCCGTTGGGGTGGCGGCGCGACGAACAACGCGCTGTCGTTCCTCGGCGGGTCGTGGAACAACCCGGCCAGCGCGACGTACATCTCGGACCTGCAGCAGATCTGCGACCTGGTCCAGCGGACCACCGGGCAGCGGCCGACGGACATGTGGCTGTCGCTGAAGGCCAGGAACTACCTGATCAACAGCACCGAGATCAAGGGCCTGGTCCGTGGCACCGCCGCGGGCACGACCACGATCCAGCTGACGCCGGGTGAGGTGCAGTCGGTGTTCGACCTGTACAACCTGCCGACGCTCCACACCAACGACGTCATCGTGACCCGCGAGAACCGGGACGGCAGCCTCACCGACGTCCGGACGATGGCGGAGAACAAGGCGTTCCTGACGCAGGGTCGCCCCGTGGGCAACTTCCTGCACGGCCCGACCGCAGAGTCCCGGGTCCTCGGCGGAACCTCCCTGTCCGCCGCCGGCCCCGGGGTGTGGGCCAACACCTACGCGACCGACGAGCCTCCGGCGCAGTGGACGAAGGTCGCCGCCGTGGCGTTCCCGACCGCTCCGGAGATGAACCGCGTCGCGCAGCTGACCCTGTGGTGATGATCCTGGTCGGCGTCGTGAGTCCACCCTCGCGGCGCCGGCCGGCACCCTTCCGGATCGACGAGGAGCGCCGATGAGCGACGAGCAGATCACCAAGAAGCGCGTCACGATGACGAACTACATCGTCACGCGCAGCGAGGACGGCTCGACCTCGGTCAGTGAGCAGTCCGCCACCGACTACGTCCGGGAGGACTTCCTCGACGCCTACGTCGCCGACGCGCAGACCAGGTGGCAGCACGTCGACGTGGCCGACGGCTACGACGCCGGACCGGCCGGCTACCACGGCCAGACGTACGTCCCCGACGCCCTGGACCATCCGCTGTCGGGGCAGACGTTCGCCGCCGACTACCCGCAGGGCCAGGAGCCGGGCGAGGTCATCGACGTCGACCCGGTGGAGGACGCCGCCATCGAGGCGCAGGCCTCCGACCCGGAGCGGCCGGAAGGCGGCGGCGCGGGGATCCCGTCGACGTTCCTCACGATCCAGCTGGCGATCGCGCTCTGGTTCGCCACCATGCTCGGCGCCATCGCGATCCTGGCGCAGCGGAACGCCCTGGCCACCGCCTACGGCACCGCCGCTCCGTTCGGCACGCTGTTCACCGCCGACCCGGGCACCAGCGGCACGGTCACCGGTGAGGTGTCGGGAGGCTCGCCGGCGTTCGCCCGGAAATCCATGGCGTGGGGTGCCGCCGCCGCTTCGGCGATCACCGGCGTCCCTGTGTTCGATGTCCCGTCGGGCACGACCGTCACCTTCTTCGGTGTCACCGTGTCAGGCACTCTGGCCACGGCTGACCTCCGCGACAAGGTGGCCGTCACCAGCCAGGCGTTCGCTTCCCAGGGGACCTACACGGTCACCGCGACCTACACGCAGAGCTGACCCATGGCCGGCCCCAACCTGCCGGTCAACGTCGACGCCACGTACGCCGACTCCGGGACCGACACGACCGTCAAGCTGCACCAGCAGCACCACGACGCCATCCACGACATCGTCAACAAGATCGACACCGCGGTCGGCACCGCCGTCACCGGTGACGTACTGACCTGGAACGGGACCGTCTACGGGCCGGAAGCCCCGGACACCGGCGGTGGGGGTGGCGGGGTCACCGAGGACACCGAGGTCATGTTCTCGACCCTGTCCGGCGCCGACGACGACGCGAAGCTGGCCTCGTTCATGGCCGCCGAGTCGGGGTCTGCGTACGCGCAGGGCCGGTGTGTTGTCCTCGACGAGCAGCGCGACTACAACTTCGGCGATCAGCAGGAGGTGTACAACGGGTTCGCCATCCGCGGCCTGATCAAGTCCCAGGACATCCGCTCCAACGGCACGAGCTCGGCGCCGTACGCGCAGCGGGTCCGTCTGCAGATGACCGGTGGTTGGTTCACGCTCCCCGCCGGCAGCACCTACAACGTGTCGATCTCCAACATGTCGATCGACGGCAACACCGGCAACCGCCTGCTGGACGGTCGCGCCGACAACATCCTGTGGACATCGGTGTTCCGCGACATCGCGATCCAGGACTCGTCCGGTGTGTTCGGCACCGCCGCCCAGCCGGTAAGGGTCACCGCTCCGTGTCTGGACGGCTTCTGGTATGTCGCCTCGCAGCAGGCGCGGCCATTCAACTTCGCCGGGTCGGACTTCTACTTCAACCCGTCGATGATGCTGCTCGACACCGACCCCGGGCTGCTGGCCGACTCCGAGTACATGTTCGGCGCCGTGAACCTCGGGAACGCGTGGGTCAACAACATCTACTGCACCGCGGAGGGCCAGGCCGCTCTGCTGGTCTCCGGCAGTGCCACCAACGACGTGTCGAAGTGGTTCCAGGACCTGGTCCTGGAGGGTCGGAACAACACCGCCTACTCGCCCGGCTGCCTGGTCCGCTGGACCGGCTCGCAGGGACAGATCACGAAGACCCGGTTCGCGCACGCGATGGCGAACCCGACCCTGTCCGGCCGGTCGCCGACCGACGCCGGCGTCATCCACATGACTGCCGGCAACGCAACCATCACCGACTGCACCTACGACCGTCAGTCGACCGTCGCCGAGACCGTCCCGTTCGTCTACGCCAACGGCGCGTCGTCGACGGTGCGGGTCGAGCGGATCACCCCGGTCGGTGACGTGTGGACCGGCAAGCCCGTCGTCCAGGTCGTCAGCGGCGCCACCGCCTATGTCGACGACTCCGTCGACGTGGTGGCGGATGCGACGTCGAAGGTCATCTCGCCCGGCCGGTTCCTCGAGCAGAACAAGCAGACCGGCACCGCGTACACCCTGGTCACCCTCGACGCCGGCAAGGTGCTGGAGATGAACAACGCCTCAGCTGGCGTGGTTACCTTCCCCGTCCTGCCGGAAGGGCAGACCGGCCGGATCCGTCGCTACGGCGCCGGCGCGGTCACGTTCGCCGCCTCCGGCACCACCCTCCGGGTCCGTGGCGGCCTGACCGGCATCAACGGCCAGTACGGCGAAGTGACGTACACGTACCGGACGACGACTGAAGTTGTGATTGCAGGGGACCTGGTCTGATGGCCCAGTTCGCGGTGTTCTTCGTCCAGGCCGTCCCCCCGGTGGGGACGACCGCGCACGCGCAGGTCTACCGCGGTGACCACGCCGACGCACCCGCAGCCGTGCAGGCCGCGGCCACCGTGTTCGACCTGTCCCACAACGTCAAGGTGTGGGTCACGCCGGTCGCGCAGCTGACCGCGTACCGCGTTGAGGTGACAGCCAACCGCAACGTCGTGCTGGAGTAGCCATGCCCGACGCGAAGGTCTCCGCGCTGACCGCCCTCGTCACCCCGACGTCGACCGACGAGCTCTACGTCAATGCTGGCTTGGTGTCGAAGAAGATGACCCTTCAGCAGATGAAGGACTACGTCGACCAGAACCGTCGCAACGCCTCCGTCGCCAACCAGACCGGGTTCGCCACCGAGACATACTTGACCGGCTCCGATGTGGCCATGCCGGACGTCGCCAAGCATCAGGCGAAGATGGAGTACCGGTGCCTGTTCAACGTGGCGAAGACAGCGGCCGGCACGGCGACTCCCCTGATCCGGGTCCGGTTCGGTGCTGCCGGCACGACTGCTGACACGCAGCTGCTTCTGTTCACCTTCGGTGCTGGCACCGCGGCCGCCGATGAGGGTCAGTTCGAGATCGCGTGCACCTTCCGGTCGGTCGGGTCCGGCACGTCGGCGGTTCTGGCCGGGATCTGCACTCTGACGTCGAACCTCACCACCACCGGCCTGTCGAATGCGATCAAGTCGAGGAACGCGGTGTCGGCCGGTTTCAACTCGACCCTGGCCAGCGCGAAGATCGGCGTCACCGTCAACGGCGGCACCTCCGCCGCTTGGACCGTGAACATCGTCCAGGCTGACCTGCTGAACCTGGTGTAGCCATGGCCACCCTCGTCCAGGAGGCCAATGTCGCTGTAGGTCCCGGCGCGAACAACGTCACCGCCACCCTGGCCGCGGCGACGACACCCGGGAACCTGCTGATCCTCGCGGTCGGCTGCGACAAGCAGGGCACCTACACGGTGTCCGACAACTTCCCCAACCAGCCTGTTGCACTGACCGGTCTGTCGACGTCGCTGCACGTCTTCTGGAAGGTCGCCGACGGCACAGAGCAGTCAGTGGTCGCGACCCGCAACGCCAACTCCGCCTCCGGCGACAACGTCTGGTACGCCGAGTACTCCGACACCGGCCCCAGCGCATGGGAGTTGGTGGCATCCTCAACCGCCAACGGTGGTGAGACTGATGTCGCGTCCCTGTCGACCGGCTCGACGGGCATCATCCCCGGCGACGGCTTCGTCCAGGGCTTCGCGTTCGCCTCCAACGACTCCCACAACGGCGGCACCGCGTCCTGGACGAACTCGTACGTCGCGATCCGGAACACGCAGCTGGGAGCGACCGGCGCGGGTGGTTTGTGGGTCTCCGGTCGGACCGTGTCCACCGGTGTCTCGACGTCGACCACCCCGACGATCTCGTCCGGCGTCGACCAGATGCACGCCGCCGTCCTGGTGTTCGCGCAGCCCGCCTCGGTCATCGCCGACGGGTACATCCTCCAGGAAGACGACACCTCCAAGATCCTGCTCGAGGACGGCACCGGGGCACTCGTCGGCGAGGCGTACGAGCCGCCGACCGGCCAGAACGAGGTCGGAACCGCGACTCTCACCGGCTCCGGTTCGCTGTCGACCGCCGGCGTTCCCGCGATCGGCCGGACCGTCGCCCTGTCCGGATCCGGCACCCTCGCCGCCGCTGGCGCCCCTGCAGCTGCCGGTGCAGCGGGTCTGTCCGGCTCCGGAACGCTGGCCACGACGCAGACGCCTCGTCCGGCTCAGACGGTCGCTCTCAGCGGCGCGGGGACGCTGTCGACGACCGGCGTCACCGGGTACCGCGGCACGGCCACTCTCAGCGGCTCCGGGACCCTGGCCACCGCAGGCCAGCCCGGAGTGTCCCAGACTGCCAACCTCTCAGGTACTGGGGCCCTCAACACCACGCCATCACCGGCTATAGCCCGAGTAACAGCCCTATCGGGATCGGGCCAACTGTCTACAACCGGGGCCCTGTCCACCGGAGTACAGGCCACGCTAGCCGGATCCGGATCTCTCGCAGCTGGAGGAGCACCGGTCGCTGCCACGTCGGCCGCGCTGTCCGGCGCCGGCAGCCTGTCCACCACCGCGGCCCTGGCCGTCTCCGCCGTCGCGGCGCTCACCGGTGTTGGGCAGCTGGCCACCCTCGGCGGTACCGGCGGCTACTCCACCGGCTACACCGCCGGCTACGGCTCGCCGACGTTCCTGGCCACCGCGACGCTGTCCGGTTCCGGCGCTCTGACGGTTGTCGGGAAGCCCGGCCTCCCTGGCGTCGCCGCCCTGTCGGGTTCGGGCACGATCACCGTCGGTGGGAAGCCCGGTCCTGCAGCTGCCGTGGCGCTGTCCGGCGCTGGCACGCTGACCACGACTCAGACGCCCCGCCCCACCGGTGCGGCGGCTCTGAGCGGTACTGGCACGCTGACGTCGGCGCAGACGCCCCGGCCTGCCCCTGCGGCTGCCCTCACCGGGTCCGGCACGCTGGCCACCGCCGCCGTCCTCACCGTGGCAGGCACCGCGACGCTGTCGGGAGCCGGCACGCTGGTCGCCTTCGCCGCCGGGCAGACGTTCGCTGACTTCAGCGGGTCCGGCACCCTGACCGCCGCTGGCGCGCTGGCCGTATCGCGGACCGCGATACTGTCCGGCTCGGGCACGCTGACTGCGGCCGCAGTTCCCGCTCTGGTCGCCGGAGCCGCCCTGTCCGGGTCCGGGCTGCTGACCGCTGCCGGTGTAGCCCGCTACTCAGTAGCGGCCGCTCTGTCCGGGTCCGGGCTCCTGGAGGTGGCGAGCAAGCTCGGAGCAACCTCGGGCGCCGCGTTGTCCGGAATCGGTGTCCTGACCGCCACCGCAGGGAACATCGGCACCGTCACGCTGGAGGGGTCGGGCACCCTGCTCGTCGCCTGGTACGTCCGCCTCGTCCAGGGTGGCGGGTTCGCCGGCGACGGTGACCTGTACGCCGAAGGTGTGGCGTACGAGCGGCCGCGGCCGCAGCCTGGGCCCGGCGCCAGGTGGCAGGTGGGTGGGGAGCCGCAGATCAGCCTCGGCGGCGGGACGCTGGTCCTCGACGGACCCGGCAGCCTGCGGGTCGGCGCCGAACGGACACCCGAGGTGGTCACCGTGATACAAGGTGACTCGCTGGCCAACCAACTGCAGAGCTCGCTGTTGGACGATGACGTGGCGGGACCAACGGTGGAGGAGGTGCGGAGCGTGGCGCAGGACCAGCTGCTGTACGACTTCACCATCCGCAACCGGGTCCCGAACGGCACCGACGACGACGGCAACCCGAAGTACTCGTGGGTCGACTCGTTCTCCGGGCTCGCGCTGGAGTACGAGATGCGGACCGAGGTCAACGACCGCACCGGAACCTCCGTCGTTCGCTGCTGGGTCGTGATGAACAACGTCGGCAACGTCCCCATCGAGGAGAAGGCGGTCGCCGTCGACACCACCAACGGTGTCGTGTGGCGGATCCTGTGGAACTCCGACCTACCCGGGCAGTCGCGGCTCCACCTGGAGCGTCTCGATGCCTAGAGTCATCATCCCGAAGACGTTCGACGCCTGGATCGCCGGCGCCATGGCCACGACCGGCCGGAAGATCAGCAGCAAGGCGCAGTGGGAGGAAGCGGGGGAGCGGTTCTTCGACTACACGCAGCTGTTCGTCCACGTCTTCAAGGGCCCGCTGAAGGAGTCCGGCCGGTTCGCGCTCAACGCCACCGGCAACCAGACCACCGTCGCCATCACGTACGGCAACGCCAACGTCCGCTACGCGCAGACCGAGATCGACCGCGGCCCCGAGCACGACTTCATGGGTCGCGCGTGGGAGGCGTCGCAGCGTGGGTTCGAGGAGACGTTCGCCGGCACATGGGACCGGGTCGTCGAGTCATGGCAGGTGATCTGATGGAGCTGCTGCCCGCCGTGCGCCGCTACCTGCTGTCCAGCAACACCGTCGTCTCCCTCGTCTCGGACCGGGTGTGGAAATGGGATGAGGACGGGTCCGTCGAGGGCACCGGCCAGCGGGCGATCGTCCTCAACCAGGGCCCCGGCTGGGCCGGGCCCGACCCCGTCCAGTCGTCGGAGTTCCCGACGCTGCAGGTCGACGCGATCGCCGACCACGACCGCGGCCCGGGCGGGGAGATCGACACCCGGAACGGCGAGGACAAGGCAATGGGCCTGATCAGAGCCGTGATCCCGCTTTTCAGGTATCCGGCAATGCGGGGTGAGTGGATCGGCGCGTTCGGCTCCCACGCGGGGCTGCTGGTGATCTCGTCGCAGCTGTGGGCGCACCCCCGGTTCATCCGTGGCGCCGACGCGCATCCGCCGAACGCCGGCGAGACCGTCCGCTGCCGGATTGTGTTCGCGCTGAACGTGGCCCCGCATGGCTGAGGTCCGTTGCCCCGTCGATCCCCGGCGGTTGTTCTTCAAGCTGATCGACGGTGCGCTCGAGGTCGCCTGCCCGAACTGCCGCAGCGAGGAGCGGAAGCGGGATCCGGGTGTGATCCTGGTCCTCCACCGCTACGACGCCACCTCCGGTGAAGCCCTGGACACGTTGGTCCTCTCACCTGTCTCACACGGCGCGCGGCGCGTCGGTCGTTGACACGATCCCGGCTGACAGCATCAGTCTCGTCGCGAGCCCCCGGAGGGCCCTTCTCGTAGACCCCCGCGGGGTCCATCGAAGGAGTTTGAGTTGATGCCGAGCAAGGTAGTTGAGGGCTTTTCCCTCTCACACGCCCAGATCCTCGATGGATCGTCCACGTTCCTCGCCGCGCTCGCCGCGTCTGTCGCTGAGGACTACGACATCTACGGTGTCAACGACGCCTCCCTCGACCCCGACTCCGACAACTACGAGAACCAGGGCGACGACGCCACCCTGTCCCGGTGGGGCTGGCTGAACTTCGCGTCGATCGGCGTCCAGGCCGGGTACCTGTCGTTCCCGCTGATCTCCCGCCTCACCGGCCGCCCGATCACCACGTCGACCACGTCGACGACGTCCGAGGTCCAGACCCTCGCCTCGTCCGGCGCGTCGGCGGGCACGTTCACCCTGTCGTTCCGCGGCGCGACCACGGCCCCGATCGCCTTCAACGCGACCAACGCCGTCGTCCAGTCCGCGCTGCAGGGCCTGTCGACCATCGGCGCCAACAACGTGACCGTCACCGGCGGCCCGGCGAACACCACGGCGCTCGTGATGACGTTCGCCCTGGACCTGGCCAACCAGGCGCTCGAGCTGGTCGGGTTCGACAAGACCGGCCTCACCGGCGCCGGCGTCGGGACCGTCACCCGCACCACCGCAGGCATCGACGGCAACGTGTCGTTCGCGACGGACCTGTGGCACGAGGACTCCTTCAACGTCGCCGCCCGGCCGATGATCGTGGTCATGCCGTCGAAGGACAAGAACGGTGTCCCCCGCCGCCTCGTGATCGGGCTCTACAAGGTGTCGTTCGACCCGATGACGTTCGACGGCCCCGCCTACAAGGACGGCCTGAAGGTCAACTACGGCGGCACCGCTCTGATGTCGACGACCGACGAGGTAGGAGCCACCCACGCCGACGGCAAGAAGCGCGTCGGCCGACTGCTCAGTGTCTGGGCATAACCCGAGAGGAGCCGCATGACGGCCTCACCGCAGGAACTGCTACAAGCCACCGTCGACGCCTCGCTGGACGAGGCTGACGTGGAGATGGCCCCGGTCGAGAAGGACCTGGAGACGATCTTCCCCGAGGCGACCACGCTCACCGTCGGCGGGTTCCCGGCCCGGGTCCGGCGCTTCAAGACCCGCGAGGTGCTGCTGCTGGTCCGCATCGTCACCGTCGGGTTCGGCGAGGGCATCACGTCGCTCGACTTCAGCACCGACGACGCCGACCAGCTGAAGGCCGACATCCTGGCCGTCATCACGCTGGCGCTGCCGAACGCGATCGACGAGACCATCGCGCTCCTGACGACCATCGTCGAGCCCGAGGTGGAGGCCAACGAGGGCGCCGTGCGGGCTGCCATGGTCAACCCCGAGCTCGACGTCATGGTCGACGTCGTCGACATCGTGATGGACCAGGAGATGGAGGACTGGCTCGGACTGGTGGGAAAAGTACGGAGGATGGCCGCGCGGCAGGCCGCGCTGATGGAGAAGACGAGGAAGAAGGGGCCGAAAGCGGGTGGATGAGGCGACCGTTCGCACGGACTTTCGACCTGATCTCATCCGAGTACGGGTGGACCGACGACCAGATCCTGGATGTGACCCTTGGTCGGCTCCGGCAGATCCGGGACGTGCTGTTCGAGCGTCGGGCGGAGGAACGGGACCAGCAGATCGACCTCGTCGAGGCGCAGACGCGGCAGCTGGCGGCGTCGATCTTCTCGGCCGCCGGTAGCAGGAAGGGCGCAGACGCAGCATCCCGGATCACGCTGTTCGACCGGGCGAAGAAGGCAGTGAAGCGGTGGGCGTCGACCGAGCAGGTGCAGGGCAGGTTCGGGAAGGCAGCATTCGACTGGGCTGAGGTGGAGCGGCTCGCCGAGGAGATCCGGCGGGAGAAGCAGAGTGGTTGACCAGACAGCCGTCTTCCGGGCGGTAGCCGACTTCGGTTCCGTGGTGCGCGAGTCCAAGAAAATGGGCTCGGCGATGTACCAGGCCCGGCAGCAGGTCAACCAGTTCAACACGTCGGGCGCCGCGACGGCGAAGGCCTACCAGCGCGGCATGCAGAAGGCGTCCGCGGCTATGGTCTCCGCCGGCACCACGGCCACCATCGGGCTCTCGATCCCGATCGCCGCCGTCGGGCGGACCGCGATCCGGACCTTCGCCGAGTTCGAGATGTCCATCGCCAAGGCAGGCTCCAAGACCAACGCCACGGCGAAGGAAATGGAGGCGATGCGGGACATCAGCCTCCAGATGGGCAACACGACGAAGTTCACCGCCCGCGAGTCGGCGGAGGCCCTGGACTTCCTGGCCGCGGCGGGCTTCAACGCACGGGAGGCTGTCGACGCCCTGCCCGGCGTGGTTCTGGCGGCGCAGGCCGCGAACGAGTCGCTCGGGCTGACGACGCAGGTCGTGGCGAAGTCGATGAACGCCTTCGGCCTGGCCGCGAAGGACTCCGTCCACGTTGCCGACGTCTTGTCGCAGGCCGCGAACATGACGACCCTCGACATGCAGGCCCTGAAGGAGGGCATGGGTCAGGTCGGTGAGATCGGGCCCCGCTTCAACCAGTCGCTCGAGGACACGGTCGCCATGCTCGGCCGGCTCCACGACCAGGGCGTCCCCGCCGCCTCCGCCGGTACCGCGATCCGGCAGGCGCTGACGTCGCTGGCCACGCCGACCCTGAAGGCGTCGAACCTCATCGAGGACCTCGGCATCAAGACCCGCGACGCCAACGGGCAGATGCTGCCGCTGCCGGATCTGCTGAACAACGTCCGGAAGGGCATCGTCGGCAACACCGACACCTACAAGCGGTACTCGCAGACCATCGGCATGTCCGACAAGCAGCTGCAGGCGTGGGCCAAGAGCAACAACCTCCCGATCCACCAGGCGCGGGAGATCCAGAAGGCCGTCTCCGGTGGCGCGGGCGCGTTCCAGGACTTCACCCTGAAGGCGCTGTTCGGGGTGGAGGGTGCGAAGGCGTTCGCGCTGGGCATGTCGAACAACAAGCCCGTCATCCTGAGCGCGCAGAAGGACACCGAGAAGCTGACCCTGCTGCAGCGTGGCCTGGCCCGGACCCTCGGCGAGGACGGCGCGGCCGCGTGGATCCGGGCCCGGACCGTCGCCGGGCAGTTCACCGCCAAGGGAGGCGACGCGGTCCGGGCCATGTCCGCGATCAGCCTCGCCTCCGACGGGGTGGCGAAGACCATCGGTGAGGCGTTCTCGAGGACCACGCTGCAGAAGGTCGACAACCTCCGCGGCGCCGTGGAGACCTTCGCGATCACCATCATCAGCAAGGCAGCACCGACCATCAACTCCGTCGTCGACTCGATGAAGGAATGGGTCACCGGGCTGACCGAGGCCGCCGACGCCCACCCCGGCATCGCGAAGGCTGTCGTAGCCCTCGCGGCCGCGGTCGCTGTCCTCGGCCCCGCCATGCTCGTCGGTGGCGCGTTCCTCGCCGTCGTGGCCCAGTTCCGGCCGGTGTTCACCCTGGCCTCTGCCGCTATCGGCTTCATGGACAAGAAGGTCCAGCAGTTCGGCAACACCGCTGTCGGCTCCAACTCCAAGGTCCAGGGCCTGGTCGGCGGCGTGGGCCGGTTCGCGAACTTCATGGGCGGACCGTGGGGCATCGCCATCGGGCTCGGTGTCGCACTGCTCGCCGGGAGGGAGCTGAAGCAGAAGCAGGCCGCGGCGGGGACGAAGTCGTTCACCGACTCCCTGACCTTTCAGAAGGGCGCGCTCGACATCAACTCCCAGGAGCTGATCGCGAACCGCCTCGCTAAGGACGGCACCCTCGACGCCGCCCGCAAGGCCGGGATCGCGGAGAAGGAGTTCGTTGCCGCCATCCTGGCCGGTGGCGGGGCCCGCCAGCGGATGATCAAGCAGCTGCAGGCGATCGCCGATGCCAACACGACGTCGACCTACACCGGCTACGGCACGACGAAGGTGATGAACTCGACCGGCAAGGCCGCCGCCGAGGCTGCGAAGACGCTGAGGACGATGGGCGGCTCCCTCGACGCCTCCGCCCGCGCGTCCCGGCTGGCGGGGTCGGCGCTCGGCCAGCAGAACATCTTCGAGAAGCAGCTGCAGTCGGAGTCGATCAAGCTGAAGGGGCTCCAGCTGAACCTGGCCGACGCGCAGCGCCGGCTGAAGGAGGAGACCAACAAGGTCATCGACGCCTTCACCGTGCTGAAGGGCGGCACGATCTCGTCGGAGCGGGCGTCGATCCGGTACAAGGAGGCCCTGGCCGGGATCACCCGCTCCGCGAAGGAGAACGGGAAGTCGCTGTCGGAGAACACGACGAAGGGCCGCGCGAACCGGACCGCGTTCCTGGATGCCGTCGACGCGATCAACGAGAAGATCACCGCCGACTTCCAGGCCACCGCGAAGACGAAAGGCCTGACGAAGGCCACCGACGGCGCGAACAAGTCCCTGAAGACCGCGAAGGCCGACCTCCGCGCGCAGGCCAAGGCGGCAGGGTTCTCCAAGTCGGAGACCGACAAGATGATCCGCGAGATGCTGAAGACTCCCAAGGAGCTGAAGACCTCGGTCAAGACCCCCGGCCTGACCGACGCGCGGCGGGACGTCAAGGACTTCGACAAGGCGATCGAGAACACCAAGGGCAAGACGATCGGCATCAAGGCCGAGCTCGCGATCAACACCAGCAAGGGCGTCACCGACTGGAACAAGGCGCTGACGAAGAAGTACGGCAAGTCGGCCCGCCTCATCGCCGCCCGTGAGGGTGGTGGGATCTCCGGGCCCGGCACCGCCACCTCCGACTCGATCCCGATGCTCGCCTCCGACGGCGAGCACATGTGGACGGCGAAGGAGACCGAGGCCGCTGGCGGGCACAAGGGCGTCGCGATGCTCCGGGCCGCGGTCCTGAAGATGGGCAACCCGCTCCGCCGCCGCCGTGGTGGCGCGATCAACAACGGCCCCGGGAACAAGAACGGCCGGCTCAACAAGGGCAACGCGAAGCTGGCGGCGCTGATGGGTGAGTTCTCCGCGCCCGGCTTCAAGGGAGCGGTCACCAAGCACGGCGCGTTCGGCCGCCTCGACGACCTGTACGCCAGCAAGGCCCTGGCCGGGAACAACCAGCGCGCCGCGACGTACTTCGCCGACATCGGCAAGCTGATGAAGGACTCCCAGACCCGGTCCGCGGCCGCGAAGAAGGCAGCCGACGCAGCGAAGGCGGCGTCGATGGCCGGTGGCAACGGCGGCTACACCGGGCCCGTCGGGTCGGGTGGTGCCGGGATCCGGAAGATCGCCCGCTCGTACAACCCGTCGTACATCGCCGCCCACCGTGACCCGCAGGGCGGTCCCGCGTTCGACATCGGCTCCTCCGGTGCGAAGAACAGCAACATCGCCAACGCGCTCCGCTCCAACCACGGGAAGCTGGGGCTCCGGTACGTCATCTCGAGGATGCGGATCGCGTCCGGGAAGGGCGGCTGGGGGTGGCGGCGGTACTCGCCGATCGCCTCGACTGGCGACTTCCGGCACGTCAACCACGTCCACGTCTCGTACCGGAAGGGCACCCGGGCTGCGCAGGGCGGCTGGGCCATGACCGGTGAGCAGGGCCCCGAGCTGACCCGGATGAAGACCGGGACGCAGGTGCTGCCGTACCGGAAGACGATGGAGTTGCTGTCGCAGATCGAACGCGCGCAGGTCAACATCCCCGGCGTCCTGTCGGGTGCGATGGGTGGCGGGTCCAGGCCGATCGAGGCCGCCGAGGTCATCCGGAACGAGCACAACGAGTTCGTGATGCCGATCTACTACCCGAAGAAGGACGAGCTGCCGACGAGGGCCGCGCAGCAGCAGCTGGTCAACGTCGCGCAGCGGCGCGTAGCAACGAGGAGGACCCGTGGGTAAGTGGGTTGCGGACGGCGTCGACCTGTCGACGTACGCCACCAACATCAGCAACCGTGCCGCGGGCTGGGCGGTCCCCGGCCGGCGCGGCGCCAACGTCGAGCTGCCGAACCAGCACGGTGCCCGGCATGTGCGGAACAAGGTGTACGAGCAGGGGTCGCTGTCGCTGTCAATGTGGGCGGTCGGCTGCCTGACCGACGGGACGTTCCCGGAGACCCCGTCCCGCGCGGAGGTGTGCCGGGAGAACCTGGAGCGGCTGATCCACGTCCTCACCAAGCCCGGCGGTGGGCTGGTCGACCTGCAGCGGATCGAGTCGCCCGGCTTCGGCGCAGTCAACAAGATGCCGAACCCCGGCTCGGAGGGCTTCACGTCCGGGCCGGTGCTGTACCGCAACGAGGTGGTCAACCCGCGCGGACAGGTCGTGTCGGCGCAGCCGATGCACATGAACATGCACCCGAACCCGAACCTCGTCACCAAGAGCGCGTTCCAGGTCACCGGCGAGAACCTGGTCATGGACCCGACGTCGAAGGCGTACCGGTCCGCGACGCCCCTGGCGCTGGAGACGAACTACTTCTGGCCGTCGGCGATGGAGTTCACGACCGTCGGCGCTGCCGCTGGCGCCCCGTTCGTGGCGACGTCGGCCGCGAACACCTACCAGACGGTGAGCTCCGGCGAACCGGGCACGAAGGGGCTACGGACGCTCCTGACGGCGAACCTCGCCGCCGGCGTCGTGTTCCTGTCGAGGACCAGGACGATCGGGCCGACGTCGGGCCAGCGGACGTTCTACCGGTGCCGGATCCGCCGCGGCACCGTCACGTCCACCGGGCTGACCGTTGAGGTGCGGGTGACGTGGCGGGACAACGCGAACGCGATCCTCGGGACGCCGATGGCATGGCAGTCGCACGCCCTGGCCAACGCCGGCGTCTGGAACACGCTGCACGTACCGACGGCCAGCATCGGTGTCGCGCCGACCGGCGCCACCGGCGTCATCGTCGAGTTCCGCACCGGCACCGGCTCCTGGGTCATCGGCGAAGGCCTGTACACCGACGGCCACTTCGTCGGGAAGGTGCCGAACCTCGACTCCACCACCCCTGTCCCGTACGCCCTCGACGGCGTCGACGAGTGGGGGGTCCAGGCCACCGCCGATGCGTCCAACAGCGACTGGCTCGTCGGGAAGGTCGATCCCCGGTGGACCGTCGAGCCGAAGACGTCGGCCTACCATGCGTTCGCGGTCACCCCGCACAACACCGCCACCGGTGTCTCGTTGGTGCTGATCGCCTCCGCCGATGTGGCGTCCGGGACGCAGTCGTTCACCCTGGAATGCGCCGAGCCGACGCCGGGCACCCAGTACATGATGCAGTTCGGGTGGCGGTCCATCGTCGGCACCACCTCCACCGTCCAGCTGCTGTACTCCAGCGACGGCGGGGCCACGAAGACACCGGCCAGTGCCGCGGTGTCGTGTGTGGGTCAGTCCGCGACGTCGACGGCTGCACAGGGTGACTGGCTGAACGCCGGCAACTACCTCGGCCTGGCGGCGTCCACCGTCATCCCGTCGTCGTCGTCGGACCGGTTCTACATCCGGGTCACGATCCCCGTCCGGCGGAGCGGGGCGCCGACGTTCCTGATCTACAACATGGGCGTGAACAGCCAGCTTGGAGGCGCGGCCGGCGACAACGGCGCGACCGTGAACTCGCAGTACGCCTGGTCGGGGACGCCGCGTTTCTCCAAGACCAACTACCTGAAGCAGATCCCGCTCGGGATGACGGCGACGTCGCCGTGGATCGACGGCACCTCCAACGGCCTGAACGGCATCCACACCGCCGAGTCGCAGTGGATCGGATCCGGCGACGGGGGCCTGTACCTCGAAGACATCCCCGTGGACGAGCACAGCATCGCCGACGGAATGTTCTTCTCCTGCCAGGGCTGGTCCCCGTCGTCGGGGTCCTCGCCGGCGGCAGGGACCTTGTTCCCGCCCGCACCGGCCACCGTGCGGTGGGTGGTCGAGGCGTACGACGCCACCGACGCGCTGCTGCAGACCTACACCGGAGCGAACGCCACCCCCGCCATCGCCGTGACCAGCCCGCCCACGCTCGTCGAGCTGTCGATCCCGTTCCTGCCGGCGGCGACGTCATACGTCCGCGCCCGGGTGGGGATGGTCTCACCGACCGCCGGGCAGCGGTTCTGGGGTCAGAGGTTCATGGTCAACAACCGGGCGTTCCGGCCCGGCTACGCCGTCGGCGGAGGCGCCACCAACCACCTGTGGGAAGGTGCCGCCAACGCATCCCGGACGAAGGTGATGGGCACCTACCCGACCGGCTGGCGGGCCTACCGCGGCGTCCCCACCCCGGCGTCGGCCGCCGGCGCCGGGATCTACCTGCGTTCGACGTGGAAGGACGAGCTCGCCACCGAGGTCCCCGCGTCGATCGAGGCGGCCGGGTTGGTGAACGTGGGCTGCATGGCAGCGACGGACTTCGACTGCGGCGTCTACGCCCAAGCGGTCAGCAACGGCACGGTGACCGACGAGCGGTTCATGGGCAGCCTGCTCGGGCTGCTGCCGTCGAACCTGACGCAGATGCAGAAGCTGCAGTGCGTGCTCGAGTCGCCTGGCGACCTGACCCATGTCCGGATCGTGCTCCGACGCTGGACCGGTGACTGGGGCACAGGGACCGACCGCTACGGCCGCATCGACGACATCTACGTCATCCGCAACGCCGACGCGCTCATCCCGCGCCTGAACGGGAACCGGATGCTGAACACCGACTACGTCCGCGGCACCGCCGGCTGGTCGACCGCCTCCAACGAAGTCGCTGTGGACACGGCCAGCATCGCGATCCGGACCACGATCGGCCTCAGCCTGCGGACCACCGGCAAGCGGAGCCTGTTCAACCTGGGCCGGATCCCGGTCGTGGCGGGGGACTCCGTGTTCGCCTGGGCCAAGGTGCAGGCGACCCACCCGCACGAGCTGTGGGTCAACTTCTGGACCAACGGCATGTCGCTGGTTCAGGCGGTCAAGGTCGACGACACGACCTCGACCGGCATCACGATCGAGTCCGGGACCGCGGTCGTACCGGCCACGGCCGTCTGGGCGACCCTGCAGACCAGGTTCACCACGTTCACCGGTGCTGAGGTGCTGGACCTGTTCGGAATGTACGGCGTCCAGGTGGTGGCGAACCGGGACTACCTGCCGACGATCGACCCGCTTCGGTGGCGGTACGTCGACGGGTCGACAGGTGCGGACTCGCTGGGCCGGGCCGCCCGGTGGGAAGGTACGGCGGACCTGTCCCGGACTGAGGTGCTGCCGCAGATCCCGATCGGCTGGATGACACCGGGGATGCTCGCCTCCTCGGATCCGTCCGTCCGGCCGCCCGGATCGGTCGGCCTGGTCGTCGTCGTGCCCGGCGGTGCGTCGTTCGACACGTCCGCGGTCGCCGGCTACACCGGCGGCTACTTCTCCGGGTTCGAGGAGACTGCCGCCCCGCCGACCACCGAGTACGCCAGGTACGCCACCGTCCCGGTCGCCCGGGACGGGACCTGGCTGTCCGCACAGGTCGCGCTGGCCCGGACGCAGGTGTCGTCCCGGTTCGTGGTGAGCCTGGTCGGCTACGACGACGAGACCGGCAGCAACCCTGTCGTGATCAGGACCACCGAGCTGGCCGAGCTGACCGGCATCGTGAAGTGGCAGGACGTCGAGGCGACCGCCGCGTACTACGGGCTCAGGGTCGACTACATCGAGGACGAGACCAACAACGGCATCGCCGGCTACATCGACAACATCCTGCTGATGGACAACGCCGACCCGATCGGGAACGAGTACCCCGGCTACTTCGACGGATCCCGCTCGTCGGCGTCGTGGAACGGCACCGCGAACGACTCCCCGTCCACGTTCTACGGCGGCGCGCGCCGCGCCTACGGCGAGGTGCTCGACCCGATCACGCCGTCGTCGATGGCTGCCGGCACCCGCGCCGAGCTCGAGGTCACGTACAAGATCCCCGCCACGTTCTGGCAGGACCTGGCCACCACCACGATGACGTTCGAGACGTCGACGGGAACGACCACGTTCGACCTGGACGACTTCGCCGAGATGACCGCGCCCCTGGAGGACTCCAAGATCAGCATCGCGCTGACCGAGGGGACGGCGACGCTGACGTCGATCCGGCTGACCGATGTGGCGTCCGGTGCCTGGCTCGCGATCGCCAACCCGGCACCGTCGGCGGTCCCGATCATCATCGACGCCGGCGACTTCTCCGTCGTGCGCGCCCCGACGAACCTGATCCGGTCCGTCACCAAGGGCGGACCGGCTCGGTTCTTCACCCTGAACGCGCCCGGCTACAACCTGCCGCCCCAGCTGCGGGTCCAGCTGGTCGGCGCGTTCACCGGCGTCATCCGCATCAACGTGACCGGCACCCGGAAGTACCAGATCGCATGAGCCGCGCCGAGCTCCGCCTGTGGGACAAGACCGCGAAGCAGCACGCCGACTTCCTGCCCGACTGGTCCGACCTGGCCGTGACCGTGTCCCGCCGCGGCGATGGTTCGTTGACGTTCTCCTACCCCGACGACGGCATCAACGCCGAGCAGCTGACGCCGGTGTCGGTGATCGCGCTGACGCTGGACGGGGTGGAGCCGGCGAACTGCTCGTTCGTCTACAGCGGCCGCTCCGGGAACCACCTGACCGCCGACTCGGAACTGACGTCGTACACGTACCGCGCCCTGCCGGACACGCTGCGGAAGGCCGGGTTCTGGCCGCCGGCGCAGGAGCAGACGAGGACGTGGACCGACCGCACCGCCGGCTGGATCGCGTGGGACTGCATGACCGCCGCCATCACCCGCGGCGCCCTGTCGTGGTGGGGCTACAACGGTGTCCTGTTCACCGTCTCCGTCGACTCCGAGGGGCAGCCATGGCCCGACCTCATCGACGTCGAGCTGCAGTACGAGGGCAAGTCGGTGAAGGACGTGTGGGACTGGCTGGCCGACTACCACTACATGGAGTACGGCTCGACGGGGCTGAAGCTGGACGCCTACGCCAAGTTCATCCGCGGCGCCGACAAGACCGGCGGCACGAACCCGATCGTGCTGTTCGAGGGCGACCAGGTATCGGATGCGCCCTATGACGCCACGATGGACGACTTCGTCACCCACCTCTGCATCGTCGGCGACCACGCCACCGTCGACGGCAACGTCCAGTACGTGTACCGCAACACCGCCGTCGCCAGCATGGGCCGCCAGGAGAAGATGCTCCGGGTCACCGGAGTCAAGAACGCGACCACGCTCGGGAACATCGGCATGAATCACCTGGCCGCGTACAACACCGAACGGATCTCCCGGACCTACGCTGTCGACCCCGGCGACTGGCGGCCGCTGATCGACTTCAAGGTCGCCGACAACGTCGTGTTCCAGACCGGTTCGACGCAGCGGGCGGAGAAGGTCCAGATCATCTCGGGGATCTGGGACAACAACGAGTCGGTGAAGTGGTTGGTCACCGTCAACGACTTCCTGGACGACAGGGAGACCAAACTCGACGCTCTCCTGACCCGCTTGGCGGGCTTCTAGGCGTCGTACAGCCGGGGCTGGATCAGTCCAGATCCCGTACCGAAGGCGGCAAGGATGTTCCATGTGCCCTGGGCTTGGGCGAACCGATGGAGAGGGATCGCCGTGGCACCGCACCGCCTGACCCGTCCCTCCCTGAAGGACCGCACCGACGGACGGCAAGGGTGGCGGTGGGCCATCATCCGCCACACCCCGACCGTGTTCATCGAGTACCTGCTCGAGGTGGCCCTGGCGGTCACGTCGGCGCTGGTCCTCATCGGCTACGCCTCCGGCTTCGTGTCCAACACCGCCGCGATCCAGCTGATCCCGCCGTGGGTCCGGCACCTGTACCTCATCACCCTCGGCGTCGGCTGCCTCACAGTGCTGTGGGGCTTCATCCGGGAGGCGTGGGGGACGTGGCTCGCCACCGGCGTCCGGATGCTCGCGCTCGCCTACTTCATCTACGCGGCCGCGGTCGCCGGCGAGCTCGGCTTCGCCCGGGCCTGGCAGCCGATCCTGACATCCATCCTGATCGGCCTCATCGCCATCTGGCGTGCGTTCCTGCTCCGCTCCACGTTCGAGCTGGAGTACGAGATCGTCAAGCGCCGCACCGACTCGGAGGTCACCTAGTGCCGCCGCTCCCCGCAGGCCTGCCGTGGTGGGCGTACATCATCATCGTCCTGATCTTCACCGGCAGCCTGAACTACGTCCGCGACGCCGCGAAGGCCATCACCCGCTGGCGTGCCCGGAACACCGCCGTAGGCCGGGTCGCGGAGGAAGCGAACCGGAACGTCCGCGAGGCCGGCCAGTCTGTCGTCGTCGTCGCCAAGTCCCGCGACGAGCTGGAGGCCGACAACGAACGGCTCCGGAACCTGCTCCGTGAGTCCGACGCGCGTTACACGGCACTGCTGGGTGAACGATCTGCGGAGCGCCAGGAGTGGAGAGTGGAACGTGGCGACCTCAGGGGCGAGATCC